TTCCCGTGTTGGTAGTTCCCTGTAAAACTCTACCATCCAAGTTGGGTAATGCAAACGTTGTAGATCCATCACCCGCGCCATACTTTGTACCAATTTTTGCAAACAATCGGGAGTAAGTCGTTCTCGAAACAGTGGCCCCATTGCACAGTAACCAACCTTCAGGAACGTCCGTTGCATGAAACAAACCAAACATACCTGGAGGACAAATCACATCAATGACGGACTGCAGTGACAAAGGCGTCAAGAAACAATTATTGTCAGTAAGTCCCTTCGCTTTTTCTCCGGTTGCGGTCAAAGCATCAACTAACATCGAGTAAGTGATTTTCTTGTCCTGCATCCACGACATCGATTGCAATGCCGTCAAAAATTGCAGAGGATCCGGCGTTGAGGACGGAGTCAAGCCTGCAGCCTTGATCACACTAATGCGCATCGCCGAAACCAAAGCAAACCAAGCTGCGCCCGGCAAAGTCGCAACTAAGCCAGTCGAAGGATTGCCGTCTGTCGGGAAACCTTCAGAAATGAGTTTCGTGTAATCCGGAAGAGTGGGAACAGCGTCCCCTTGATACTTTTCAACTAATTGATCAGCAGTGACATTCGTTGCCATTTTTTCACCTTTATTCGTAGCGGAATAGAACTTGTGCGTGTGCTGGAGCGTTTTGCTTGATCAAGCATTCAAGGAAGTCAATGCCCCAGCTTGCTAAACGGTTGTTTGCGCGCCAGGTAACGCGGAAGAAATCTTTTTGACTTTGAACATTGGCAGTTACGACAAACAGGAAAGCATTCCCCCATTCGGGGCCGTAAAGCCGTTGGTTCACTCTTGAGCTGACTCGGAAAGCTTTACAGTATCCAATGTCAACATCGATACCGAAGATCGCGCCCAGCTCCTTGTAAAAGGCGACTGTGAGGCCGCTTCTTCTAACTTTCACCAACAAATATTGTCGGTATTGCGAATCTGTGACGTTTTCGAGGTACTTCAAGCAGTCATCAGGTATCCCGTAAACACGAAGCCAGTCAGAAAACGTCTGACTGGCTGTTCGTGGATCCGCTTCATCAACTAGTGAATCTGCGTATGTGTCAACCTGCTGCAGTTGATTAGCACCACTTCTCAAAACCGCATTGCCTGGAGAACCCTCTTTTCTGTGCCACGCCGGACCTGGAGGAAGAAGCTTTGTCAATAAATCATTGAAATCACGCTTCAACATAACTGACTTCCCCCATCACAAGAATCTTTGTGTTTCCGCAAATAACATCTTCAGAGGGACTAACCAAAACATGATTTTCTTCATCCTCTACCGAGCTGATAGCTTGTTCAATGTGACTGCGGTAAAGAATCTGACCGGGAGCACCCTCTCGGATTAGCAGCGCCTCAAGTTCTGATTTAATCTTTTCTTTGATGGTGTCATTCGAAGGCAAAAGATCGCTGATCGTGAAATTGACAACTTGAGCTTGAGGAGCAACAACCGTGATCGATGCGGGAATCGGAGCGTTTTCCTCAATATGCGACTGAACCTCTGCCACTTTATCTTCTGTCGGTATCCCGTTTTCAGTCAATCCATCCGTGCAGAAACGGACAACCACAGTCCCAATTCCCTGTTCTTTTGGGAAGCACCATGCACGAGTTACGCCTTCAATTTCCTTTGCCCAGTAGACATAATCTGAAGCAGTTCCCCCTCGGGGCGGATTTCTCAATCGATCAAGTAAACGCTGCTTGAGAGACTCCATACTCTCACCAGGCTGCAGATACAAGCCCTGGATTGAAGCCTGACGAATCAAATATTCATTCTCCGCAGTATCTGCAAACAGTTGAGCAGCGATATATCGGATGTATGCGTATAAACCATAAGCACTGAATGAAAAAACCTTCGGAAGAACCCGGAGGTTTGACATTCTTAACTGAGCGCTTCCTGCTTCTCGCTCCGCATCCTCGGTCATTTGTTTGATGAGTTCACGAAGCGTAGGAACTTTAAATGCCATTTTTTAGAACCTCCCAGACATTTGAGAAATGAAGGCGTCGGTCATCATCTTTTCTAGTGATAGTGATCGACATATCAATCCGGTCGACTCCGTTGCGTTCTGCATAAACATCTACAGAATCAGCAACTCCGTCATCTATCATCCACTGCAGCGCATTTGCTGCATACTTTCGACACTTTTCAACTGTGTCTGGAAGGATCTTTGAACGAGACATCAACCAAAGTTTAGATCCCGTTTCTTGACCGGCATCGTCATAACTGTCCCCCCAAAAACCGAAGCGGCGGCTACCCTCAACCGGATCATCATCACGGGCTCGAGCCCACGAAAAAAGGCTGATAATCACAGCCCTTGTTAGCTCATCATCGGCATACATCGAAAGCTCCGAAAGCTTTCCATTGATTTGAAGTTCTCTCATTGCGGTTTCCCTGTACTGCCAGATCCGGGCTGAACGCCGGAATGTGTGTGATTTTGCAAACTGATAGTGCCTGCCGTGACATCACCAGTAGTCGAAAGATCGCCATCAACAGAAGCTCCTGAGCCACCAGAGATAGCTAAACCGCCCTGGCCGGTAATCAATTTTTCAACTGTCAAAGTCCCCGTGATTTGAGTTGACGGCGAGTCAATCGTCAAACCGTTTGTCGTCAAAGTTGAAGTCCCAGTTACGGTTGCAGCGAAATTTCCACCGACTTCTGCAGTGAGGTTTTTGGGAGTCACAACCGAGATCCCGTCCCTTTTTAAGTGAACTTTTTGACCGATATCGTCAAAAATTGCTACTTCGCCTTCTTCAAGCTTCAAGCGATAACGCCTGTCTGCAATTGTCAGAACAACTCCGTGGGATCTATCCCCATTGAAAAAGGCAGCAAACACCTCAGCTCCAGGATGCGCCCGAGAACCGAAACCATAGGCTTCAAAATGCTCAAGACCTTCACGTTTGTCACCGGGTAAAAACTCTGCATCTATTGTGCGAATCTTTTCCTCTTCATGAGTTAACGTGAGAACACCACGCCCCAAAAGCGAACGAATAAGCTTTAAAACGAACTTCATTTCACTTGATCCATCCACGAGCTACCACCGCCAGAATCCTGAGCTTGAGCCTCTTGCTGCGCAGTCGGCGATGCTTTAAATGCATCAATCGGAGCTAGATTCAAACGCGTAAGCATCCCGCTTGAAGATAGTGAATAGGTCACTTCGGCAATCAACAAAAGCTCATCAATGCCTAGCAGAGAATCTTTTACATGCACTTGAGTATTCGGTCGCCAAAGTTTCCCAGAGGAATCACGCCAGCCCACTACTTCATAAGAAACGGACTTCAAGAGAGCCCGCCTACGGCGCTGTTCAAATTGAGCAATCTGCCGGCAAAGATCCGAATTCATAGCTCCGGACTGCGGAAGAACGATCAATCGATAACGGCTCAATTCACCGTCCGTAGCTTCAGCATTTAAATGCGAAGCATCTGCTCCGAAAGATTCATCCGTGCCGGCTCTCTGGCCTTCAACAACGTAATCAGAAAATAGATCTGTTGCATCACGATCCATGGCGCCTCTTAAGATATTGACGCCTAGTTCTAATCCCCCTGCTGCAAGGCCTGCCGCACCGGGCTCAGTCAAAACAAGGCGCCCTGCCTCGTCATCCATCGCAAAAAGCTGACCGACAGTCAGAAGTCTGCTAATCGATTCAAAACAGGTTTCCCCGTTTTCAATAGCATGAAGCGAAATCGGATCTCCCGTTGAAGCTTCTGCGATCACATCAACCCCATATGGTTGACAGATGTCTGCCGCAATCTGCTCAATGCTTTTATCTTTCCATTGAGACACAGCCGGAGTTTCCGGAGCCGACTGAGAACCGGTAGCGGGAACCGCTCCGGCACCAGCCCAACCATCCCCACTCGATGCTGCGGGTTTAGTAATTGCTGAAGCAATCGGACAACAATCGATAATGTCTGCCGTTTTAGATCTGCCGGTAATTAAAACAGTCACCGACTGACCGGAATAAGAAATCGGAGAAGAAAAAATATACCCCGTCAAAACCGTATCCGATCCAATCAGAACTTCAACTTTGTCTCCAAGGTTTACTGCAGTCAGAACATCTTTTGTCTGCGGCCAAGAAAACGTAATTCCTACGGAAAACATCCTGGCTGCCATCGTGATGCCGGCAGTAATAGAAACATCCGTCCACCCTTTTAAATCGATACCATTTGCACGGATGCTGACTTCATCATTCATTGAGAACCTTCATAACATTCGGACAGAAGCCCGGATTAGTTACTGAATTTCGGACGCAAATCTCAGTTGAGCGAGTCGCATCGCCGTAGAGCTCCATTGCGATCACACATGCTGGCATTGAGGTTCCAGCATCGTATTCATAAAGTTGCCCCTTTCCTTGAGCTCGCTCAGACAGATCTTTTGAGACTGCTGTTGCCGCTTCACGAAGCGTCATGTACATGTCGTCACTGACCGACTCATTGAGCATTTCCTCTTCAAGAGTCGCTACGATCATGTCTCTGGCCTCAATCATTTCGTCATATGAAACAGTCGGAGCCTGGTTAGATGCGTTTTCCTCTTCGACCTCTGTAGCGTCCTCTGTCATCACTTCCGTTGTTTGAACGGTCGTATCTAACTTTGTACCGATCAATGTAGTCACACCGACAATTTGAGCAGCTATCCCCTGACGAGCCAGTGAATAGACCGATGTCCGGTTGTTTTCAATGATGGCCGAAGAATCGGGTTTGACATCGGAATAAAGCGGCTCTTCATGCTCTCCATGAAGATTGCCCACTAATGCGTTCAATCTAGTTGCTGCACGACTCCAACCAGCTGCCGTGGTAGCCAAACCCGAAAGACCGATGGCACCCATAAATTTTTGAGCAAATTGCCTCGGATCTGTATCAACTAAGCTGATTACATCATTAGCAAGATCTGCAACTTTGTCTGCAAAGCCTAAGACCTGAGCGATCTCAGAACTGGCCACAGTGTCAATCATGTCCAGTAAATCACCATCAAGCGCTGCACTCACATAATCAGTCACTTTGTCCAGATTGATTGAATCTGCGAAAGAATCAATTGCTGAAGAAACCAACCGATCCGCCGTCATTCTGCTTAATGTCTGAGTAGCGGAATCTGATTGCGGGAAAGCATTCAGACCCGCTTCAACAAACTCAAGCGAAAATCGCGCCATGCGATTTGATCGAGAGAATGAGACAGTGGCACCACCTACCGCAATAACCTGAATTTCACCAAATTCAGGATGGACTAATGTCCCGGCACCAGGCGACTCTATTGCATCCCTCAAACGCTCAGCTTGATCGATAAAGTCAGACCCGAGCACAAAAGCTTCAAATCTATAGTGCCTAGCTGCACGCCCAAGGTCCTCCGTATACGGCTCGTCACGTTGCGGATATTCATGAGTAACCGTTCTGCGTCCACCAGATGTATCGGAGACCTGAACATAAAAGGGAACACCTTTGAAAGATGCTTGAAGCCTAGTCATTAGAAATCTCCAACGAAAGTCGGTGCATAAGGACCTCGGCCGGTTTCAGAACGTCTAATCCGAGCATTAACATCAACCCCATTTGAACCAGAAGCTTTTTGAATTGATAACTCTTGCGGCGCATTATTGAAGTTCACATCAACACGACCACTCATGCGATTATCAATAACCGATGGAGCTAGGGACCGTACGTTATTGGCTTCAGGAATTGAAAAACCCTCAGTCGAATAGAACATTTGAGCCGATCTTTGTTCCTGAGCTGCATTGGAACCAGTAACCGGTTGCTCGTCCAATCCAATTTGATGTGTTGCATTTTCAAATGCAACTCGAATTTCCGGTTTACTTTTGAGAAAGTCTGGAATCATCGAATCAATTTTTGATTGAATGAAATCTCCGGCACTTCGGATAAGATCAATCAACCATTGAATACCATTAGCAATTGATTCAATAATTGGCAAAACAGTATTTTTAATTTTGTCCCAATTCTCAATGATCCCAAACGCTGCAGCCGCAACAACAGTTCCTAACAAAACAAAGGGACTTGCAGCAGAAACCAAAGGAATCAAACTTTTGATCAATATCGGGGCAGCTTTCGCAACGGAAATAAGAGCTTTTGAAAAATTCCACAATTCAGTTCCGGTCTTAACACCAAGATAAACGGTGATCGCTGTTCCTAAATGCTCAAAAATCAGCCCCAGTGCTTGTCCTATAAGACCGAATTCTTGTTTAAACTTTTCGCCACCAGAAACCAAAGCGTCAATTTTTCGGAAAATGTCTTCCCAAGGGATTTGATCAATAAAGTGAGCAAATTGCTGGGTTAACTTTTCCAGTGTAATGTTTAAGAGAGGTCGAATCCTTTCCAAAATCTCTCTCACTTTTTCTGCCAATTTAGCAAACGAAGGAGCTAACTCCGACAGGACACCAGTCGACACAGAAGTAAAAGACTGTTTAAGTAAATTCCATTGATTCCGGAAATTTTTTAACCGACCTATTTGCTGCTCAGTAATTGCCGTACCAGCAGCTTTCATAGCTTCCTCATTTTCACGAAAAGCCTCTGACCCTTGACGTAAAACAGGAAGAATCCGCGCTCCAGTGTCTTCGCCGAATGCAAGAATCGCCATACGGTACTGGATCATAGGATCTGTTTGACGAGCAACAGCATCAGCAAACTCAAGAAAAACTTCGTTAGCGTTTCGAATATTCCCACTTGAATCGCGAGCGGAAATACCTACCCGTTTTAATAATTGTGCTAACTCATCTTTTCCACCAGTTGCTGCATCCGAGAGTTCAATATTCATGTCACGCAAAGCTTCAGAAAACTCTTCTGCCTGCATCCCACTCGAAACAGCGACTGTCTGCCATGCCTGAAGGCGCTCAACACCAATACCTATTTGTTTGGAGAAAGTCTCCAAAGCAACTGAAGCATCTGCTGCTGCAAGCGTTGCATACCAAGTAGTCCCTCCCGCCGCAGATAAAACTGCTACTCCTTTTGCTGCTAACTGTGCTGCGTCGCCGATTTGCTGAAATAATCCCCGTCCTTCACGAGCTGCAATGCGAAGCTCTCTTTTTAACCCTTTAAGAGCGGGAGATACTTGATCAACAAGGGTTAAAACGGCTTTTAATTGAGTTTCTTGTTTAGCCATATCAATGCGACAACGCTTCCTGCCGCTCACGATCAATATCCATGGCCTCTTGCCACAGAATCGCAAGCATCGGAAGCGTTGTTTCCATTAAATCTTTAGGAGGGATTCGCCAAAAGTAAGCGAGCCGGAAGGCGACTTTCCGGAAGAGTTTTAAATCTCCAAGTCCGGCTCGGTAGAAAAATCCAAAGAATCTCGAAGATAGTCACGCAACTGCATAAAGTCATGAAGTGACAATTTTGCAATGTCTTTTGCCGTTAGATTTGTTATACGAACGACATAAGCCACGATTACCTTTGTGAACTCTCTAACTTGGGAGGAGCCATCTTTGTTAATAACAACACCCATCACCGGACCAAGAGCGACATAGTCAGAAGTGGTAATGTCTCGTAGTTCAAGTCGTTCGATTCGACCACCATCTATTTCAATCGGATTTTTCAAAACGATCGTCTTACTCATTTTCCCCTCTTATTTGAACCATTGACCACGTTTGCCTGAGAAGCTAATTTGAGCAACGCCCTGCTCATTCATGGTTGGAGTACCCTGAATGAAGGCATCAGACAAAACATACTTCCACCCGTTTGCAAACTCACACTTCACAGTTTGAGAAACACTTGAAGTGATCGTTTCAAAATCCGTCTCATCGCTGATCTGAATTTCTGCATTGCAATACGGAGCCACCGGTTGTTCGTCATAGCCAACGACTTCCCCGTTGGCGATAACAGGGGTTTTGTTGGAGTCGGACAAAGGCACTTCAAAAGAGCCTCGCGCCATCAAAGTCGTACCGTCTACAGTAATGTAGGCAGTACCGGAAAGACGTTTTTGAGTCATTCAAACACCTCAGTATTGGAGACGGAATTGAACAAGCATCGCAAAGATGCGGAATTGGTTGACAAGATCCGGCGGCAGCAAGCAATCGATGCGATTAACATCAGTTGCATTACGCTCAACAATTAAGTTGTCTTTGAAGAGCTTACTGTTTTCAACTAAGCCCACGTATTCAAGATCAGAGTAAGCGGAAACCAGCTCGGCCTTAATGATGGACGGTGTTACAATCGCCTGACCTTCGCCGAATTTCGTACCGTCATCTGCCAACTTATGGCGACCGTACTTAGAAGTAATACGTGTACGCAAGAATCGGATAATGTATCCGAGAGTGTGCAGCGTTTGTGCATCTTTGTAGGAATTATCCGCAGATCCGTAGCTGTTTTCGGTGTAAGTCGTCACAGCTCGTTCAATCTGGGTATTGCTGTTCGTATCTTTGTACGTTGCAATACCAGCTTTCAAAAGACTTTCGCGGTTTTCTTGATCGAATCGAGCAGAGGCCGGAGGAGCCATCAAGTCAATCAATTCTAACGTCTGGAACGGACGAGCAGGGTCTGCCTTCACGGACACTGCTGCTTGACCCAATGTCGCACCAAGGCGCTCTGCTAAACCGTTGGGATCCGCAGGATTGATTGCGAACAAGGAAACGTGCTGATCATTACGGCCTTCAGCAAAAGTCACCAAATTTTCACGAGTATCACGGCGAGCGCTGTACACATGACCGTACTTTTGTACGTTATACGACCAGGCTTGCGTCATGTACGTTTTGACACTATCTAAACTTGTTGCATCGCTGTACGGGAAGCCAATAAACTCAAAAGCCTCATCTTTAAGAGCGGCAAAAGCATCGTCAAGTTCCGGCGTACCGGTACCCTTCGTTAATTGACCGAACGTTACACTTAAACCTTCTGGCGTCACTTGACCGTTGATGTAGCCCAACAAATTCAAAGACAAGACTAAATCGTTTCCAATTTCACCCTTATTCTTAGCTGTGAGAGTCACCACGCCAGCGGAAGCTTGAGCCGTGACCGGAAGATCAGTTGCCGCATTGATGGCTGTATTGAGAGCTGTGGCGACATCAGTCGCTTCGTCACCGACAGAAACTCCGACTTGAATGAGTTCGGAATTGATGTAAACAAAAAGTGTTCCTGCGGCCGTTGCAGTGCCGGCAATCGTAATTGTCTGACTAGCCGCTGTTCCGGAAGAAGGATCATCAGTTGCTACTACATAAAGCGTGCCAAGACTATCTTGGTTACGATAAGCCTTCACCATTCTGGCCAAGACAGAGCCGGCGCCAAATTGCGCTGCCACTTGCTCAGCCGTCCCCGCAATCGTCAGCTTATTCGACTCACCCGTGGCCGTTGAAAGCTTCGGAGCGATGATCAAAGAAAGCATGTCATCGACTGCGGTATTCGCTGCAGAATTGTCAACTTCCGCATAAAAGAGCGGAGTATTCAAATTCTGAGGGATTTGATTAAAAGAAACAGGCATTTCTTACCCCATAAAAAATGGCGCTCTAGGCGCCGTCTTTTTCAAAATCAACTTCAAACTCTGCTTCAATTCGACCGTCTGTTGGCTGAAGATCAATATCAGAGTGAACCTTTTTAAGAGGTCCAAGATTGTCATACATAAGTTGCTGCCACGTATCTTCCTTTGTCAAAGTCGTGTACGTGTCAAACTCGTATGCATAAAAGAGCTGGTCCCCGTTCATTTGAGTCAAGTAGCCACGATTAAAACGAATCTCATCGTGCGACTCATCAGGGCACCAATTGACCAGAGCTTTGAAAAGTTCTGCTCGAATAGGATCCAGCATGTCCATCGCATCTTGACCGCGATCATCGGTCTGATTGTCCAGCACAACTAAAACCGCAAAGCTCTCTGTAATTTCCTGAAGGTAGTCGTTACCTTCGGTCTCAACAGTCTCTCCGGTTTCGTCAAGCATCACAACAAATGCTGCGGGCAATAAAACACTGGCCTTTTTATCAAGATTGATTTCAGCCGAACCCGATACGCTCTTAAAAGACGGACAAAGATTTTGAATTTGCTCAATGATTGGCTTCAGATTCATTTGTCAAAAATTCCCTTAAGAGATTCACTTAAAGCTTGTGCAACGGCATTAACCATTTCCTGACGATGAAGATTGAATGCGTCTTCGATGTAATTCTTTCTTGGCGCAATTCGCCAACCACCTTTACCTTTGACACCATATCGAAGGAAAGCGGGATAAAAAGCTTCATCTTTCGTGTCTCCGGCTCTGCGCTTAGGCATATCCTGTTGTAATTTCAACCCGTACCCAGATCGAAAATACTTGACGGAAATAGCTCGCTGAAGCGCTCCAGTTTTCTTCCCCGGATAAGTGTTTGGCTTACTTGTCCAATAAGAATCCACCCGAACCCTTGCGCTCTTTCTTAGCTTTCCACCAATAACCCTTAGAAACGGCTTAAACTTTCGTTTGTCAAAGTCCGTTCTCTGAAGATCTAGCTCATCAAGCTTCAAATAGAGGCCAAGCGCTTCACTCATCTTCGATCTCCTCTTCAGCACACTCAATCAGTGTGAATCGTCTGGAACCTTTCCAATCTGATGCATGCAGGATTTTGTAGCGAAACCCCTGAGCATAGATGGCAATGCGTCCAGTCAGATCCTCCGGAGAAGTTTTGCCGGGAATTCGCCTGACTGTAATGCGATGAGTGACTCCGGTTTCAAGATTTTGCTGGCCAAACCAAAAAGTAAGCGGTTTAACCGGTTCAATCTTTCCCCAAACGCGAAACATTTCCGTGTAAACCTCTTTGAGCTTTACACCGTTCTGCACGCTTTCCCATTGACAGAACCTCAAACGAACATTTAATTCGCCCGGATCAATCAACTGATTCATCGTCATCACCCCAAAGGATCCATTGATCAAGTAAAGACTGCCGGAGCACTCGATCACGAAGCTCAATATCAGTCGCGTTTCGGTTTTCATACATAAAAGATGTAATCACCAAAACGGCGATTTTTATAGACTTCGGCACCAAAGCCTCAGTCTTTGCAATCGCCGATGCGTCATCTTCGGCAATGATAGGTCTACGGAGACGGGTTTCAGCAAGCTCAGTAGCCGCCTCTCCTAAAGTCTTCAGTAAATCATCATCGTCCTCATGATCAATGCGAAGCCAAGACTTGATCTCATCAAGAGTCACACAAGAAGTCGTCATAATGAAAAGGCCCCGGATAAATCCCGGAGCCTAAGAAGCAGAATTTAAGAAAAATTAGCCAGCAGACCCGGCAGCAACTTCGAGGTCACCACCAACGAAGCAATTCACACTTTCAATTGCGAAAGCCATGCGGCATTCGGCACGGATCGTGACCAAGTTCTTTTGAACGTTGTCGCTATCCTGTTCAAACATCTCAAGCGTAATACCTTGACGATCGTAAATCGTGGCACCCATTTGCGTGTCGGCAACCATGAACTTACCTTCAGTCACGTTGGAAGATTCACAGACAGCCAAGCCCCACGGACGAACAGAGGCATTGTCTTGCAACGGAGAGCCCATCAAGTACTGACCGTTGGCATCCTTCATGCCACGCAAAGTATCAAAGTCCATCGGATTGACGAAGAGCGTGTTAGCACGATAACCTGCAGCATTGATCTTAGTAGCACAACGACGGATCAAATCCAAGACCGTAAAGTCTTCCGGCACATCATCATAAGAGACGCCATGAGCAACGTAGTTGCCGGACGCAAAAATGCCGCTCAAGTTGGGGCTCGTACCCGTACCGTTCAAAAGTTGATCTTCAATTTCGCGATCCAAAAGATAAGTCATGCGCGTATTGATGTAGGCTGCAAGAGCAGGAGCATCTTCAGCCAGTTGCTTGGTGATGCGAATGAAGTGAGCAATCGTGCGAACCGGTGCATCTTTTGCTTCAAATTCAGCCTTAGATTCACCCTTAGCAGAGCCTTCGGTTTGGGCGGCTGCGTTGTTTGTGAATTCTTTTTCTTGGAGCCAAGAAATGCTATTTGAAGTCGTGGTGACGTGCGGGAAAGCAGCCTTGACACTGGCGACCAACGTCGGCTCTGCCTTCACACCCTGGAAGTCAGCAGGAACTGCACCGGTAGGCGTCACAACGGGTGATGCAGCAGCCAAAGAGACCTTGCGGACGGTACCAGCTAAGAAACCCTTGTAACCGTCAGAAGCAACCAGACGTTCTCCAAGGGTGATTTGCTTTTCACCGCCAGCCTTGCCAACACCAGACTGTTGCAAGTCAAGCATCTTTTGAGCCAACTTAGCCTGTTCTTTACCAAGCTTATCCAATTCTGCCTTCAATTCGGCCGACTGCTTTTCGTCTTCAGCTTTCTTTTCAGACAAAAGAGAAATTTTCTTTTCAAGTTCTGCAGCCAAAGCTGCTAATTTTTCCATGGGATCCATTTGAAATCTCCAAAAGTTAAGAAAGTTTGTCAATCCCGACCGACAAGCGGTCGAATACTGCGGCTAACTCTTTCTGAGCTTTCTGAGAATCATCCCGACTCTTTTCAGCGGCAAAGCACGCTTTTGCCTTTGAAAGCAGCCATCCCGACTGCCTTTTTGATAATTGAAACTCATCGTGGAAGAAGTTTTCGAGATCGCGAACACTTTGAAGTGCTTCGATCTTTTCATCGACCTCATCTGCAGATAAGACTTGAGTGACGCGAGCCTTGCCGTCAGACGGGTAAGTGACGACTGAAATTTCACTCAAGCGAGCAATTGCAGTCACTTCCACGGTACCATCTTCAAGCTCAACTTCATCAGCTGCTTTCCACGCAATACCTACAGACAGCCCATCTACAGTCCCCGCCTTTACAGCGTGGTAAATGTCTTCTGCCTGGGAAACACCTTTTGTCAAAACACCCTCAACCTTCAACCCGATTTCATCTTCATGAAGATCAGTCCACTTACCGATCGGCAAGTCATAGCTGTTGTGATTGAAGAACATTTTGGGATTGACACCATCGCTCAAAAGCTTCGAGTAGGCGCCTTTGCGAATCTGAAATCCGTAAGAATTCCGATTCCCGAAAACAGTCGCATAGCCAGAGATCTTCCACTCTCCGTTCTCTTCAATAGCTTGAAGTTGGCAAAACTTCAAAGAAGTCGTAATTTGTTTCTGTGTCATTGTTTAATGTCCGTTATTTGAGTCTGGGATCCGCCGGTTACTTGTCCAAGCCTGTCCAACGGCGCCAAGTTCGTCTGAGCAGTCAACACATCACCGCCCTCAACAGGCTCGTCATTTTCAAGCTGACGAACTTCATTTCTGGTCTTAAAGCCGTTTTGCACTGCCGTAGCATAAGCTTGATAGCGGGAAGTAATGTCGCCTCTCATCAGAGCGTCAAGCGAAAATTCCGCTTGCATTGTCATGCGCTCTTCAAGACTGAAGACTCTGGATTGCAAAGCTTGCTCAATCGAGACTAGCATCGGACCGATTGTGAACTTCACGAAACCAGACGTAATTTCTGAGATACCGGAACCCCAAGTCGTGGCCCCGGATGCGCCGATCAAAACAGGAGGGACACCGAACCATCGACAGATCTCTTCAACAGAGAAGCGCCTGTTTTCAATCAGCTGGCTTTCTTCTGGCGTTAAAGTCACCGCATTGAACTTCATATCCGCTTCAAGAACAATGATCTTTGAAGATCCGCCGGTTCTGAAGTCTGTCAGACTGTCGCGGATTCGCTCACGCTCATTAACACCGTCCTTATTTTTGCTCTTGAGGATGTGGTCTACGGTCAAAATGCCTGACGGCTTTCCAAAGTTCTCAGCGTTTGAAGTTGCGAATCGCTGCGTTTCTGTTGCCTCTTTGACCGAGGAAGACATGAAAGACAACTTCGAAAGACCGATCAAACCATTTCCGATATCCTTGATATGCAGGACATCATTAGGACCTAAGATGTAGGTTTTACCGTCTTTTTGATACTTGTAAGCAACTTGACCATTCTGATCGACAAAGACTTCTGTCTGATCAGGAGACAACGGCCACAAACTCACAAGATCGCCGGAAGAATCACGAATGATCTGAGCATAGGCATTGCCACGCATAGCCCAGTGCATCACCATCGTGGACCAGAAGTCACGCGGAGTCATCACATCATTCGGACGAGAGTGAAGCACCATCCAAAGCCGAGAATCTCTAGCGAGTTTTCTACGGCCGTCAGATTCATTTTCATAGACCATCAAAGGGAGGCTGCTGATCACTCTGGCCAGTAGCGACACACATGCATAAACGGTCGAAATCTGCATGGCTGCGTCTGGAGAAGTCGGAGCCGCCGTCATGACAGACGGCGTGCTCATCTGTTGACCAGATTGGTCACGCAGAATTCCGCCGCCGATCCAGGAGAAAAAGCGGGAAACAAGGGAATTTGCCATTTTTAAATCACAATGATGTCTTCGACGAATTCCGAAAAATCGTCATCTTCGTCAGTTTCAATATCACTCATGCACATGGCCAACGCGTAAATCATGGCCACAGGACCGTCAATTTTGTTTTCGTAGCGCTCTTTGCGAGGAAAAATATTGTCTTTGGCGTCCAGTTTGGCCACAACATTGCCCATCATCCAATTCATTGCAGGATTTACTACGTGCTTGATTCTTCCATCGAGCACGAGAGCCTCAAGCGACTTCATGGGATCAGACATGTTTTGAACCGTATTACGGAACTCCACCATCGGTGCCCCGTCTTCACTTAATCGCGTGGCAAGCTGCGTTGCCTGCCAAGGGTCATAAGCAATGGCCTGAACTTCAAACCGCGAAAGATCTTCTCGAAGTCCCTCTTCAACGACCGAAAAATCAGTCATCGCCCCAGGAGTTTGATGAATGAAACCACGGTCTACCCAACCCTGATACTGGCTGTTTGTTGATTTTTCGATGGTATCTTCGGGAAGGTAAAAGTCATAAAAAGCGACATACTCGGTCTTTCCATCGGAGCGCTGCCGTGGAAATATCCTCACTTTCGCCGTGATGTCGTTCTTTGCACCTAAGTCAAGTCCAATAATGCAGGGGTGCCCTTCAAAATCGGACAGATCAAGCGCAGGATCCTCGCAAGCTTTCCATGCCTGCATATCCATCCAGGCAGACTTAGCAGAACACCAAACATTCAAATACTTTGTTTTGAAGTTGTTGGCTGCCGATGGCAGCGTCAAGGCTTTCTCTCGATGGCTGAAAAGTGTCTCCGGATTAACCGACACGCCCCAATTTGGATTAGCTTTGATCAGTGCTTCATCAGTCGTCCAATCATCACCCTCGTCAATCGTGTAGATGATCCCAAACTGAGATTCAACTTGAACCGTCTGGTTCAAGATCATCGTGACAATCGTCCGAACTTCATAGCAAATGCCGGAAGTATCAAAACCCGCCGTCGTAATTGTCCAAACCATCGGCTGCTTACGCTTACCGATAGAAGTTTCAATCACGTCATAAAGCCCACGCGTTTTGTGAGCGTGCAATTCGTCAATACAGCCAAAATGCGTGTTCAAGCCGTCCAAGGAATCGTCTTTTGAATTCTTTGGAGAAAAACTAGAACCGGTCGAAAGTTGCGTAATGCTGTACTTTTGAACCGTCAAATTAAGCGCCGATTTAATGTCGGGACTCATCAATGCCATTTGGCGGGCTACGTCAAAAACGATCTTTGCCTGATCGCCGGTTGTGGCAAATGAATAGCATTCAGCACCGTACTCACCATCGGCAGCGAGCATATACAGAGCCACAGCCGAACTTAATGCCGACTTGCCATTACCACGAGGTACTTCAATGTAAACATCCTTGAAGCGTCTGGCCCCGGTCGAATCCACCCAACCGAAAACCGTTGTCAGAATGAAAATCTGCCAAGGTTCAAGCTGAAGCTTCTGCCTGGCCAAAGGACCTTTCGTATGCCGCAAATGCTCAACAAAGTAGCAAACCTTCGCACCACGCTTCGGATTGAACACGTATCCAGGAAGACTTTTCAGGTCACGTTTTTGTCGCTCACACGCTTTGATCACCCACTCGCAAGCCGGAATTTTTCCAGTCAACACATCATCGACGTACTGATTTGCGATAGAAATGTAGTCACGCATTAGCTACTTCACCATCATCATCAAAGGTAGCAAACATGTCCATCGTGAAATCGTCAGGGTTTGTCGGATCCCCGTAACCTTGGGCAACTTTCTGCCGAGAAGAAGGCGTTAAGCCTAGTTCGCTGCCAGTCTTTACCAATAGTGCCTCAACTTTCATCAAAGCGTTAAGCGCGCCGGATACCTTTCCAGATTCCACAGCGCCATACTTATCCACCATTGTTTGTAGTTTTTCTCGCATAGCGAGAGCGTTACAAAACGACTCAAAAATCGCTGAATCGCTTTTTTTGACAACGCCTTTCGGCATGTTTTTCAAAGTCTCGCGCCAGAATTCTTTCGCGCGAGCGCTCATGTACTCCGGCGGATCACCGATGTCATCGGTTGGCTTCGGCTCCAAAGGATTGACGCGACACGGTCGGAGCGTTCCTTTTAGCCGTTTGACTTCAGTCGGTAACGCTTTACGACCCATAAAAAACAATCCTTTTTTGAAAAGTTAAAGTAAAAGATGAAGTATTGAAGAGAACCCAAATTTCAAAATTTTGGATGCAGAAAAAAAGAGGGGGACGGGCGGTCAGGAAAAGCTTTTCACGCGGACTTTTTACCCGCCCCTACCCTTCACAGTTTTGTGTAGAGTCAGGTTGCATTTGTGACTCAACAAATCCAATCAAGATTCGATCCACTTCTTTTCTTAATCCGTGAGTACATTCGACAACCTGAACTAAATTAATACTCTCACCAGAAGCAGATTGATCAGCAAGAGCCTCTAGTTTGCGTAAAATGTTTCTAGCGTTATCAATGGCTTTATAAGCATCAGATAACTTTAAGATTTTTTCTTTTTGAGTCATAAAACACCATGTCAAAATATATCGATCCGTGTATTGGCCTTGAGAGTTTTACATGTCCTAACTGTGATACCCTAGCCTCTGTAAATTGGCTGTGGACTATTGACCATGTTAGTACTAGCGTCACACCTAATTACAGAACAATTCAAATTTGCTCTGGTAGTGTTAGGAACTTCCTTCAAGAATTCTTCCCAAAAGTTGAACCGTCTCGCATTGCAATAGCACGCTGCACTTCTTGCGGTGAACCGACCATTTGGGTAAATGGCAAATTAGTATTTCCATTACTGAAAGGAGTTAAACCTAATGAAGATATGCCCGAACAAGCCAAACAAATCTTCATCGAATCTCAGGATGTCTTATCAAGTTCTCCAAGAGCAGCTTGCATGCTGTCCAGACTTTGCCTAGAAGAGCTTTTAAACGCTGTCGACGAATCAGTTAAAAAGAAGAAACTATATGAAAAAATTGATCACGTAGCTCCCGAGGGATCATTACTAAAAAGAGTTTTAACTGCATGTCGTTTAACTGGAAATAAATTCATTCACGACGGGACATTTGATTCTTTAAAAGAATGCAACATGACCCCCGAACAGATCGCCAGTGCATTGGCCGCATTTATTAACATCGCTACAGATCAGCTAATCTCTATTCCCAAAAAAGCTGATAGCTTAGCAGATGTTTTCTCCCCATCAAAACAAGCATAATCGGTTCTGATTGCAGTCTTTCTCGTCAAGGAAAGACTGCAATCCTTGCTTACAATCCTGATCAAAATACAAAATCAAACAATGTAAAATGAGGATATGAGCATCATTAATTTCATCTTTTCTACTATTGTCAGTCTCGTTCTGATTGTTCTGGCGATGATTTTTCTTCCCATGCCGGAAACAGGGACTGGATTCTTACTCGAAGCCTGGGCTATTTGCTGTGCAGTAGTCTATGTCACGCAAAAACGCTAACTTTGTTTAGGATTTCCAAATCCACCATCCTCTTTTGCTGTCTTTCTTGAGTGACAAGCTTTGCAGAGTGACTGCAAATTCGTGGCGTCATAAAGCAACTCCGGATCTCCACGATGAGGAATAATGTGGTCAACATCGGTAGCAAGAGTGATCTTTCCATGCTTCATGCACTCTTCGCAATACGGATGTTGAGCAATAAACCGGTTACGTAACCTCTGCCAACGGTAACCATAACCTCTTTCGGAAGAATTTCCCGATCGTTTTAATCGTAGAGATTCACGCTCTTTCACCATTTTTGCTTCACGCTGCCTGCCAGCTTTTTTGTGAAGGTCACAATACTTTTCAGAAAGTGCTACTGGACGATGGCAGCCAGGATAAGCACAAAGTTTCAAAAGAGCCATAGGAATAAAAAACGGGGCGTCAGCCCCAAAGACGTAAGGTGTATGAAAAAGACTTCCAACGACCCTAACGTAGCGAATTTTTAAGATATGTAGATGGCCCTGCGAGACGGACTCGAACTGACATCCTCACCAGCTTCCAAGCGCGAACTCTCCCTTTGAGCTATCGCACGAACATGAAACGAAAAAAGCCCGTCGCTGTTAGCTTCGGGCTTCTCTTAACGTTTCTTCCGGGCACGCCAAAAGCGCTCCAAGGCGCTCGAACTCAACGTGCTTTTAAACGGACCATACGAATTGTCACTGCAGATATTACTCCTCTCTATTTGATTGTCAATGCCGTTCTTGGATTTTTTGTTTTCATTATCCGTAAAGAGTCGAAAAATACCAAAGCGCGCTCCGGATCATCGAAACTGCTCGACCTCTGTAGACTCTAAAGCGTTTAGCGAATACTCGCTCGTGCTCGTTACAGCCTCGAGGGTTTGCGCTCTGGTCGAGATAAAACATGGCCAAAATCTCCTTGTCACGATAATGCCCTCGCCACAAATCTGGATCGTTCATAATCGCATCGACTTTTCGAGCGATTATTTGCTTTTCGATTCGGGTCACTGGTATTTTTTGGTCAAGAACTAAACCGCGTCGAACGTTTTTCTCTGTCTCCTCAGCGCGTCTGACGGACATCATGAGAGGGTAAAGAACGTTGATCCCCGTCTTTTTTCGTTCTTTTTGAGACCACGCCCACCAACGCAAATACTGCTGCATCTCGCGAAGTTTGTATTCCTGAGGATCGCCCAAAAACTCCATCGGCAAAACTCCTACAACTCGTTACCAATCAACCGTAACGCCTCTTCGACCGGCATAACGACTAACCACTTCTTGTTGTCTGCCCGACAAAAAACAACGGGACGCTCTCCGTTTTTGCATGATTCCTGAGCCTGTGTCATCCAGTCGTAAACCTGTCCGATCTTTGCCCGACGTTTGACCTCAACATGGAACGGGCCGACGGCAATGTCGCAGCCGCCCTCGCGCGTTTGAGAAAGATTGCGCTTCGCATCGACTCCGAGAACGTCACGGATGAGATGACAAACTTCTCGCTCCCCTGCTGCGCCCTTAGTTCTTTGACTTTTTCCCATGTCTAAAACTCCGGTTCAGTCGGATCGACTTCGTAAAAAGTGAAGGAAAATGACCAGCTTGGCGACTCTTTTTTGGAGTTGTCGACTTGCTGATACATGACGTCCAGACCAGAGATATGCAGCCCGGTGCGTCTTTCAAAGTCTTTTCGAATATCGACTAGACGTGCTGAGGTCTTGCCGCCGAGGTCTTCGCCGATCGAGTAGCCCTTGATCAAAACTTTGCACTGAAGATTTCGAACTTTTTTGTCTTTTTCGTGCACCTTCTCAAACTCACGAGAAAAGGTTTTAAGAAGGGCTTCTACAATCGTTAATGCCTTTGCCCCAAACAGGGCCTGAAAACTCACCACGATATGTTTTTGGTTCTTACAGACTACTTGATTGATCTTTGCCTGTGTGTCGTATCCCAAAGTCATTTCATTTTTTCCATTTTTTGAGTTCCTCCCGTGAGACAATTGAAATGCTTCATTAACAACCACCTCACAGGAGGATAAGTCATGTCAGAAAATCAAGTAAACCCGATCGCCTTCACAAAAAGCGAAGCAATCCAAGTCATCATCGCTGGCATTCAAAGTGGAGCGATTAAGTTTCCGTTCTCTAATGCGCTGAATGACCAGAAGATTGATCAACTCATCAAGACCCGAATGAACAACTGCGTGGACAACTTCCCCAGAGAGGTGTTGCTTAAGCGAATCGAAGGGCTCACGATCGCAAACGAATGCGCCACTCTTGCCAGACGGGACGCCTTGTACCTTTTGACTTTGTTGACCACTTTGACCCAAGGGATCACAGAGAAAGAAGCCGAGAGTATCATTCGAACCGCCATCGACTAACTTATGAAGTTCCTTAAGGCAGTCAACTAGCTCAGGCACAACATGGCCGGTACTCCATCCGTTTTTGTGGAGACTGGCCTGTTGCTTGCAACATTCCCAAATTTCCCGAGCGGCTTGATTGGACAAAAAATCCTTCGCTGTTTTTGGTGATGTCATAGGTTCTTTATCCTTGAAAAACTGTTTTATGTCTTTGTTACTCATGCTGCCTCCCTGACTGGCTCACCACGTCCGTTGTAGCGAAGTGGCATTGTTGGATAACGCTTGTTAGCGAGTTCTTTGTCGTACAAAAGGGTTAATCCGTGTCGCTCTTCGTACTCGTGCATGAAGTGAATGCGGCAATCGTGATAAAGCGAACGGCGCTCATCTGGGAATTCTTCGAGAGGGAAAACACCGTTTGTATCGCCGAAGCGATAGTCGTCCGGAAGATTCAATGCCCGCCGCCATGACCTCGCGATAAACTCCGGCATCACAAAGCCGTAGGCCTCACGAATCCGATTGCGTCTTGCCCAAGCATCGGCCGGAATGTTCTTTTTCAAAGATTCGTTCATTTTGTCGGTAAAGACCTGAGCAACGTTCTTTGGCAACGGTTGATGATCCTTTTGGGCTTGTTCTTTGGCTTCGAGTTCGCGCTGTTTGAGCCGTTGGTTTGAAAGCATCTTGTACAAATCCGATGGCGTCATCATGCGAGACTGCGTTTTGCCCCAGTCGTTTAAAGCGGTAGTAACCTCATTGAGCGTCCATCCCTTCACGACCTCAAACCAAAACGGCCAAGCCTTAGCCGGGATTTCCTGAGCCTTAGGGCTGTACACAGCGGCAAGCGATTCGATACGCTCAAGCATGGATCGTTGGTTTTTCGTCAGATCTTCGCGAGAAGTGATTTCTTTTTTCTCTTCCATTTCCGTCTCCAAATGCGATTAGAAGGGAACGTTTTCATCAACGCCTTCTTGCCATTCCTTTCGTTTTTGTTCTTGGTATTCCCACGTGTGGTATTCGTTCGGCTCATTGACCGCGTTGGCTAAGATGCCAACGAGGTACGGCCCGCCCTTTTGCTCTTTCTTGGCGATGCGTATGCACTGGCGAACATTGTCAACGGTGAGTTTTTGCTGCTTGCAGACTTGCTCGAGCTTGATAGTTCGTGCGACTTTGATGCCATGAAAGCGGGCCAAGCCGATCACTTGGACAGGTGTAACGACCGCGTCCGGATCATCAACGACTTTCTGGGTTTGTTCTGCTGCGAGATTTTCAGCCTGCTCGATAAGAGGATCATCAAAATTTTCAGAACAAACATCATCCTCGCGCGCAGGCTCTTCGTTACATATTTCAGTTTGTTGTAGGTTAGTTTTATTTATTAACCTATCCTTACCTAACCTATCCTGGGTTGCCACTTGGTTGCCAGATTGGCAACCAACATCTAACTCATTGATTTCTTTAGATTCGTCATTTTTTGCGGTTTCGCCCGTGTCAACCATATGGCAACCATCTGGCAACCGTTTGGCAACCACTTGGCAACCAGATGGCAACCTATCTGTATAGCCCCCGTCAGATTTCAAAATGAGTTTTTTAAACTCTTCTTGGTATATCGTCGGCTTGTAGCGATCTTTCCGAAGTGTGTTATGAAGACGCCAGTGTTTGATAACAATGACGCCGCTATCAAAGATAAGAACAAAACGCTTAGCGATAAGGAGCTTCAGATCATCATCAGAACAACCTATCATGCGTTGGATTTTCTTTGGATTGTTGACGAACCCATCATCATCAGCGCGCATAGACAAGTGGAAATAAAGCGCTTGAGAGGATAACGGCATATCCAGAAATGCGTCACTATCTACGATTGTCTTTGCAAACATGCGTCTTTCTGCCATGATCACTCCCCTATCAACGATCCTTCCAAGGATGGAAATCAAGGGTTTCTTTGACGGCAGGAATTCGTTTGTACTTCGATTGGATGAACTGCAAACGACTTTCCGGAATCCCGTACTTTTTCCAATTGGAAACCGAGGGGTGACGAATCCCAAACTCTTTTGATAATTTCAATGTGCCGCCCAATGCTTCGATGACCTGAACAGAACGCTCAATGTCGAGCCGGCGAGCCCTTTTAAATGTAGCCATACATTCTCCAGAATGTAGTTATTCTTTCTATTTGACGTAATTATAGCTACGTAATTAAAATTATCAACAGCTTTCGCCATTTTGTTTTTCATGTAGGCTTAACTACGGAGGACTCTTTATGCCTAGTGAATTAAAAGACAGACTGGCCGAGGCTCTGGCGCAGTCAGGAAAATCAAAAATTGAACTCGCGCGTTACTGCGGCGTATCTCATCCGTCCGTTACGAATTGGTTTAACGGAAGAACAAAGGAACTTACCTCAGGTAACGCCATGAAGGCCGCCGTTTTTTTAGGTGTCAGCGTCCAATGGCTCACCACAGGTAAGGGCGATATGAAATCCGGCAGCGTGACGGCGTTGCATGATGAAGATACAGTGCCAGAAGGTTTTATAGAAATCCCAGAATACAGAGTAGAGTTTGGCTGCGGTGACCGTTGCAACCCATCTTTTGAAGAAGTATCCGAAAGCAAACCGGCTATTTATCGCCTGCAATGGTTTAGAGATCACGGTTTGAATCCTGCACACTGCAAACGTTTGAAAGTCAGTGGCGACAGCATGATCCCTATTCTGTTTGACGGCGATAGCGTCTTGTGCGATTGCTCGTCCAAAGAAATTATTTCAGGGAAAATTTATGCGTTTTGCTTTGGTGGCAGCCAGAGAATTAAGCGCCTTTTCACAAAACTCAATGGCGGCCTGATTGTTCACTCAGAAAATCCTAACGAACAGGACGAGGAAATTACCCCTGACGAGATGGATCAATTCGTTTTGATTGGCCGAGTTGTTGACAGATCCGGAAGCGGGCCGTTTTGAATAAGTACAACAGATTGTTGTAGGAGATTTTATGGATATTCTTGCTCAGGAAGTAGCCGATAATTTGTTGTTCATGGATAAAATCCCTGAAAACTCAAGCAATGTTTACGAATATCCTGATATGGGAGGAAAGTTAACGATTCCATTGATTTCTGACAATGGGAGAGAAAGTTTTCTGCTTGATATAAATAGGAAGAAAATATCACTAAAAGTTACATACCAAACAAGAGGAAGACAAATCTTTGTTCTTGCCAGATTGGATTTCAACTCACCTCACAGAAACCCAGATGGTACTGAAGTTGGTATTCCTCATTTGCATTTATACAAAGAAGGATATGGTGACAAATGGGCATTTCCAGTCCCTGAAGGCATGTTGTCAAATCCTACTAGTGCGTGGCAAAATCTAATTGACTTCATGCAGTTCTGCAAAGTTATTCAACAACCAAAAATAAATCACGGGTTGTTCACATGAGATTAAATGCGAACGCAGCCAAACTAGTAGATAACTATTACGCTTGGCTGAGAGAAAGGACACAATTAAAGGATCTTGACAGAGCTGTTGAAATTACAACTCCTTTTCTAGATCGTCACAATGACTATATCCAAATTTATTTGATAAATTCGGAGGAAGGGTTGTTGCTAACTGATGATGGATACACTATAAGCGACCTTGAAATATCGGGTTGCAACCTGAAAACCCCAAAGCGTGCTGAAGCATTGCACACAACGTTGAACGGTTTTGGAGTGTCGCTCGTCGGTGGTGAATTACAAGTCAAAGCCAACGAAACTGACTTCCCCAATAAGAAACACAACTTGCTTCAGGCTATCCTTGCTGTCAACGATTTGTTCTACGTGGCCAGAGCAAATGTACAAAATTTTTTCTCCGAGGACGTTGGCCTATGGCTTGACGAAAATGACGTTCGCTATGTTCCTGACGCAACATTTGCAGGAAAAAGCAATTTCAACCATAAATTTGATTTCATTATTCCTAGGTCAAAAAACGCACCTGAAAGAATTGTCAGAGCAATAAACAATCCAAGCAAAGAAAGTGCAATGAATTTAGCATTTGCCTGGATTGATACTATTGAACAACGAAAAGGAAACACTGAAGCACTAGCTTTTTTAAACAACGGTGATAAACCTGTTGAAAAAAATATAATTGATGCACTGACTAATTATGGAATCATTCCCGTTCCATGGTCGGACAGACAGCAGTATGTTGCTCGGCTTACTAATTAAAAACAACCCGCTCCGGCGGGTTTCTTTCTACTGTACTGTTATGCCTAAAAATTTGATTATTATCGTTGCTGCATTGATAGCAGTCGGCGCTTTACCAATCCCCTTCTATGGCTACTATGTCTTTCTTCGAATAGCTGCCTGTGTTTCTTTTGTTTTAATTGCCATTAATCTTGTTGAGCGTGATTCTTTTTGGTTTTGGGGATGCTTGGTATTTGGCTTCCTGTTCAATCCAATATTTCCCATGTATATGCCAAAGGATGCTTGGATGGTCTTGGACATACTGGCCGCAATTTTCTTGTTCTTTGGAAGAAATAAGATGTCTACTGATTAAGTTCTTCCTCTTTGACAGAACCGCCTCCGGGCGGTTTTTCTTTGTCTTTTGAGTTAAATCAAACTTCATTCACGTAGTTTCTTTTACACGGTTATGTAGCTTTACTTTCTTATTAAATGAAGTTATAGTTACGTCAATGAGAAGTTTAGCTACTCCTTACTTACGGCCGGGCGCTCAAAACCGGAAATACCCTAGAACCTGCTGAGTTGCCCGGCCACCTAATTCACTAATCGGAGAGATAAATGAGAGCGTTCTTGAAGTTTCTGAAAGACCCTGACTTGTGGGGACTGGTCGGAATTTTCGGATTCCTGTACCTCTTGCTTCAAATCGCCTCCGTTGTCGATCCGTTTTAAACAGAGGCTCTACTATGAAATACGTGCTCACGCAACAAGCTAAAGACTTCATTCGTTCAGTCGTCAAAACCCCTGAACGCGCTCAAGAAATCATTGAAAAGACAGAAGTCATTTTCAATAGCGAACAAAGAGAAGCTCGTTTCTCACTCGGCGAATTGAAGGTTGACGGGTGGACCAGAGCTTTTGCCCAAATCGTACTCCAACGCTCGGACTGCGCAGAACTTGTCGAGGATTGGCAATTGTCCGCCGAAGAGATTGATTCAATCGGTGCCGAAGAAAAACTCGCCGCTTAAAGGATTCTCACAAATGACTGACGCTAACAAAATTATCCTGCCCGCCACTCGCTCTGAATGGCTGAAACTACGCCAAATGGGAATCGGTGGCTCAGACGTTGCCGCTCTTCTTGGTTTATCAAAGTGGCGCACACCGTTGGACGTTTACAACTCCAAGATCGAAGAACCTGAAGAAACTGATAACGCCTCGATGGAATGGGGCCGCCGACTGGAGCCGGTTATCCGTGAGAAGTACGCCGAAGCCGTCGGCATGGAAGTCACCATCCCGCCCTTCATGTTTCAACACCCCGAACACACCTTCATGATTGCTGACGTGGACGGTATCCGTGCTGACGGCCGCATTGTTGAGATCAAGACCGCTCGCACACAAATGGGTTGGGGAGAAGAAGGAACGGACGAAATTCCCGACTACTACAAGACGCAAGTGCAGCACTACATGACTGTGCTCGGCGCCAGCTCATGTGACGTTGCCGTTCTGATCGGCGCCTCCGACTTCCGTATCTACACGGTTGAATCTGATCCGGAACTCGAATCCCTGTTGATCGAAGCTGAGGCAGATTTCTGGCACAACCACATTGAGGCGCAACTACCGCCGCCTCCTATGACCATCGAAGAAATGAAAGTCGCTTTCCCTATTTCAAAGAAAGCCGCCGTCGAATGTTCCGATGAGGTTTTTGAACACGTAGAGAAACTAGCTCTCATCAGTGACCAAATGAAAGAACTGAAGGAGAAGGAAAGCGAACATAAAGCCGTAATCCAGGCTGCAATGGGCGAGGCAGACACGCTTTCTCACCTTGGCCAGGTTGTCTGTACATGGAAATCTGTTAAGCCGAAGGTGAGCATTGATACTGCAACGCTAAAGGCAAAAATGCCTGAGGTCTATAACCAGTTTCTAAAAACTGGGAAGCCAACACGTCAATTCCTCTTGAAGATTTAATGATAGGAAACTGAAAAATGACAAGCACCGCAATGATGAATCCTTTTGACGATGGGCGCACCTCCGCCCCTGCCATGACGACAACTGTCACGCAGGCGACAGAAAGCAGCCGAGCAGTGGCCGAAGTTCAGGCCGCACTGTTTATTGCCCGCACAAATCCTCGTGATCAAAAGCGCGCAATGGACCGAATTCTTAACGCCTGCTGCCGCCCGTCTTTAGCTGAATCCGCTATCTACGCCTACGCCCGAGGCGGCAACAGCATCACAGGCCCGAGCATTCGTCTGGCTGAAGCCGTGGCCCAACAATGGGGCAATATGCAGTTTGGTATTCGCGAATTGTCTAATAGTGGCGGCAAGTCTGAAGTTCAGGCTTTCGCATGGGACGTGGAAACAAATACCCGCCGTGAAATTACGTTCACGGTACCGCATATCCGTCATACGAAAAAGGGAAGCTACAAACTCGAAGATCCTCGCGACATCTACGAATTAGTTGCTAACCAAGGTGCTCGCCGCCTCCGTGCTTGCATCTTGGCTGTTGTTCCGGGTGACGTAGTTGAAGCCGCCGTCAACCAGTGCCAGCTCACGCTTCAATCCCACACGGACGTTACCGCCGAAGGCATTAAGAAGCTGATCGAAGCTTTTGAGCCATTGAATGTGACCAAGGCGCAGATTGAAAAATTCTGTCAATGCCGTGCCGAGGCTATCAAGCCCGCCCAAATCGTTCGCTTGCGCTCCATATATACGAGCCTACGCGATGGAATGAGCTCGCCCTCTGACTGGTTTGAACCAGATGAAACCGCTCAGCCTCCCGCCGCCATCGAAGCCAAAGTAGAACCATCTTTGAAGGACAAGATCAAAGCTCGCAAGGCGAAAGCAGAAGCTGTTGAGGCGCAACCCGTGACAGAACAACCAGTTGATGACGTTCAGTCTGAAGAGTTGCCATTGTAAAGACTTTGGCGGCAGCCGTGCCGGAGCGTGACCGGACAGAGCCTCGACTGTCGCCAATCCAGCCAACGGGGGAAAGCCACTCCTTAATCCAAATCGAGGTCTGAACGATCGAACAAAAGGCAAGTACCCCAACTAAACAGGAAGAGAACATGACATTGAATCCAAGTGTTGAAATGCTTGTTAGACCTGAACAGGCGTGGGCTATGCTCGGCATTAAAAAGACAAAGTTCTACGAGCTGGCAAAAAAAGACGCTGAGTTTCCGAAGCTGATCAAGAAAGGTCGCTCCACTTTTTTATACCTGAGCGAAGTTCAGGCTTATCTAAAAAACACTACCGAAGAGAAAAAACAATGAAATATGTTTTATTTTCGCTTGTGGTTTTCTTTCTTGTAGCTGGCGTGTTGATCGTTGAATTTGGGCTAGGGAGAATGTGATGTTGTGTCTTAATAAACGGCAGTTGAAATCGCTGACAGATTTCTGCCCCGATGTTAAATCTGTTTCCGGTATCAATTTCTACGGCGATGGAATTGAGACCAACAATAGAAAAATTGCTATCAGAGTTTTCTTGAGATTTGACGGTATCAGAGAAGAGAAAGTCATTATTCCAAGAGAAGCACTACTAGCTGCAATCGGCTGCATGGATAAGGACGACATTGCTCAAGTTACGCCAGACGGAATTGTGATCAACAACATCGTTATTTCCTTTAAAGAGGTAGAAGCTCCTCTATTTGGTGATGAGGTTCAAAGGATTTTTTCTGCATACAAAAGTGGCGTTCCCAATCGGTTTTTGATGTTTTTGACAGAAAGTCAAAACAAACTTCAAGAAGCACTTTTCGCCTTTGGAGTCAAAGAGGAAATTCAATACGGTACGAAGGAAAGAAACTTCTACATGTCTGGTGACGGCGAGTTGTATCACGTAGAGGTCGCAATCGCCGGCATTGATCCGACTGAAAAAGAGGGATGAAGTATGCTGAAGAATAAGCTCATCATCCACGGTGCTAATATAAATGGCATTAAAAGCGAATATCCTTAATAGCAAATAGGATAAAACTCAAGATAAAATTACGCTTATGAGTCTAAGAACACCTCTTCGATACCCTGGTGGAAAGCGAAAATTAGCTAACTTTGTTGAGGCGCTAATTTCGAACAATGGCCTTTCCGGATGCGATTATGCTGAACCGTACGCCGGAGGGGCTGGTCTTGCTGTGGAATTGCTCCGCCGGGGAACTGTCAATCAACTATGGTTAAACGACATAGACAAAGGGATTGCCTCATTCTGGGAGCTTGTCCTCAAGCAACCTGATTTATTGTGCGAGATGATCGATAAAACCGACGTGACCATCGAGGAGTGGAAGAAACAAAAAGAATTCGCTAAAAGTGAAGATACAGTTCTACGGGGTTTCGCCACATTTTTCCTTAACCGAACCAACCGATCAGGCATCATCAAGGGAGGAGTCATCGGAGGAAAGAACCAAAGCGGGACTTGGAAGCTAGATTGCAGGTTTAACAAAAACGAGTTAATCGATCGTATTCAAGCAATTGCCAAATTCAAAGACCGCATCCATTCCTTTAACATGGATGCACTAGAGTTCTTGGATTCCGCTGTCCCCAAACATCTAAAAACTGTTTTGTTCAACCTTGATCCGCCCTACTATGTGAAGGGGGCTGGATTGTATACTAACTTTTACAATGATGCGGATCATTTGAAGGTCTCTTCCTTCATCAGATCCGAATTTCGCCCTTGGATCGTCTCGTACGATAACCATGACTTCATCAGAAAAATATATTCCGGCTGTGAATTCATAGAGTATGATCTGACTTACACAGCACAGCGCAAGGAGATCGGAAAAGAAATAATGTTCTTTGGCAACCTTAAAGAACTACCTCGATTTGTGCGTTAATCACCAAGCCGTTTTTTTACCGCCGATAAAACCTTCAAGTACTTATCAGAGAATCCCTTCACTTCCTCTGAGTGAACTTCAACCCAGGCATTGAGAAAAGCAGTTCTCTTGCTGACGCTAATTTTCGAAAACCATTTTTTATAAACATCTCTGCGCTTCTTATCTTCTTGACCAACCATACTTAACTTTTCGTGCAGGTTACTAATTTCTTCCTGTATATAGTCCCATGAAACCTTCCTTTCAAGTAAAGCTTTGCGCTCTTTCCCATCTTGGTTTTTCATAGCTTTAATTAGAAAGTACTCAATTTCTTGCTCCGGACTTCGCAGAACCCCTGCTTCTGTAGGTAATTTAATGCAATTATCTAAATCTTCAAGATCTTTAGCTTTTTGATCTCCATCCAACACACAAACAGAATATTTGCTGAAGTGTTTAGCTGATTTATTACGGGCTAACTTAACTAACTCTCCACAACCCATTTTCAATGGTACCTTTCGTACAGTCACACCTAAGGACTTCTCATCGATATTTCCATACTTGACTATCTGTTTTAAGAAAAACACCGCTTCCTGATCTTCTGTGTAAACAAACAGCTCTTTTTTATGCTTTTTCAAAAATGCAGTTTTGCTCAACAGCATTTCATCTTGCATCTCTTGTAGCGTCAAGTCCCTTACGCATGGTGTTTTTGTATCCATTAGGTAGACGATACCATCAATTGCTTCTTTATTTTTCGAAATTTCATAAATCTTCTCAAGGAAAACAAGTGAATGTGTCGTCATCACAATCTGCAAATCAAGCTGTTTTGCGTTTTGCAATAAAATCTCTAACAACTTAACCTGCGCCCTTGGGTGCAACCCTGCTTCAATTTCATCAATCACAAGAATCCCTCCGGAATAATCTTGCTTAAGCTGACGCTTTAACCTCCTAAAAGATGCGAGAGCAGTCGCAATGGTAGCTAATGCGCCTTGCCCTAGAGATATTGTTGATGTGTCGTATCGATAAGTCGGATGTAGTGTTCGAAGAACTCGCCTTTCGGAAAGGCTCACATCCAATTCACAGAATAATCACGAAGGAAGCCCCTTGTTTTAACAAGGGGAGGAATTCGTGCAACGACCTAGGTTGTTGAAGTAAAATTCA